CGAAATGTTTACCTAACAACGGGAGTGTTCGCACCCCGTTACTATGGTCTTCACGAACATGGACAAATCCATGTTATAGTGAATGTTCGCCGACGCGACCACGAATGTGGGTGTGTCGATGAAGGTTGACAATAGCCTCCAACTCATGGGGGTTACTGAAACCTTTCCGGAGGAACGAGGTTTTCCCTATGTTCTCCGCAATGATCCTAGACACGACGTTCGTCATGTGTAGGACTATCTTGGTTAGAGGGTCCCCCATTAGGACCCCCCTAACTAGCGTGATACACCTCACGGACTCGTCCGTGGATGGTTCGCCGATTTCCTTGAAGACGCCAGTCGCCTTAAAGTAAATCTTCCGGGGGCTGTAGCAGGTCGCTACGACTATCCCGATAAGTATCTTTGGTATACCGCATTTGCGCATCCACGATACTCCTAACTTACTTGCAACTTCGTGTTCCAAGTAGTCGGTAGCCGTCTCGTAATCCGTCGAAGATACGTAGACGTCCTTGAAGGTTTCAGTCCTGTGGCTATAACCTTCGAAAACCTCGTCCTTGGATGTTTCTACATCAAAGAAGAGGTGCTTATTCTCGTCATTGAAAAATGACCTGAAGAAGTTCCAACCGTGATGAGACATACTCATACCTGATTGGCTGCTCTCCACCGCCTTAGCAAACGGTGCAGAGCATATCTTATTGACAAAATCTAAAACGATTTTTAAATAAGCTGAAGCCTTGGTAACGCTGCGCGCTTTCCCGGGCTCCTTAACGATGGTCAGGTAAGCTGTGGTAAGCTCCTCCCGACTCATTGAAAGTACTTTATTCAGGCACGCCCAGAATATGTACTCCCCTTCGGTTACATGCGGTATACATACCGTATGTGTAACCTCTCCCGTGTCGAAGTCGCGTACTGCGACTCCTTCACCGATACTTCCCCTCCACACCAGGTCACTGATGGCGGAGACGGTCCCCCCCTCTTTCCTGGTTGATTCCAGGCAGGCGGAGGCTGTTACTGATATCCTACCCTTCGTAGAGAGACCAGTAAATGCGGCATCGGGTAAATTATCAAGTAATTCACCAATAGCTGCGTCGATCAGCCCGGACCTAGTGGGGGTCAACGGGATGGCCGGCTCCTGCACGACAAGAAGAAACTTCATCTTGCTGTGCAGTATAACTAGGGACGGAGGTGTACCACACCCCCGACTCTGGCTATACATCCCGCACAGGTAAGCGTACCTGTGTCCGGATGTGTTTCCCACATACTCCCAACATGGGAGGAAATGTGAAAACGGGCTTCCGTCTAGCTCCTCGCGGAGAAGATGGTTGCATTTAACTAACTTTCCCTTATGGGAAAGCTCTTTAAAAACCTTCCTGTGGCTTTTCAGTTCCTCATAGAAGGTGTTCGTGGAGAACCCACTCATCGTGAGTTCACCGTCGAAGAATTCATCCGTTATCAGTATGGCAACATGATGGATTACAAAGAGATCGTACCTTTCCCAGGTCCAAATCTCCTCGGGGTGGGATAAAAACCTCTGGTTAAATATCCCATCAACGGTTTTCAAGACTTCTATGAGCCTTAGCGACCGTGACTTCATGTTCCTGATCTTGTCAGGTTCCACGTAGTACTCCTTGACCTTCCTCTTAGACCAGAGTGGGTCAGGTTTACCCGATAGGAGGTGCTTAATCCTCTTCTTCAGGGTCCTCGACCATTTCCGTGTGCAAGCATCCGGAACGGAAGATAAAGAATCGGTGCTGGTAGGGCTACCAGACCGCGGTTCTTTGCTCATTTGGTTCAATTTATATCCCCAATGAGTATGGTTAAGGAGGAAGTGCATTCTTCCTCCTAAACTCGCGACTTCTGGGAATCTGATAGATTTTCTCCAGTTGCCATCGAAATCAGGTCCGAAATACATCGGCCTGACCTGGTCTTGTATGCGTAGGTTATCACCGAACCATACATTAACTCTTGGCACCGGTCTTCCGGTGGCCTGAGCCAATACAAGGGATCTGTAGACTTTCCACGGATCCTCGTACACGATGCGTAAACCGTCCCTCGGGTCAGTACGCACTTCTTCGG